TATTTTTTTTTTTAATTTTCTCCTGAATTTTGCACACGACCACGACCTCGATCCGGACGACGACTATCTGAACGCATATCCCTATTCTTGAAACGCGTCTCACACATTAGATCATCGCACTGTAGACCCGTAATATTTACTGCCTGAAATTCGTGAGATCCAGATTCTACTTTGGAAACTTCAAATTCAACATATTCACCCTGAACTAAAAATTTATACTGTTCAGATTTTACTAGAAGAGAACTATGATGCGCAAACATGTCCTCATTCTTTCTATCGCCAGAAAGAACAGTAATAAAACCATAACCCGATTTGTTATTAAACCACTTTACCTTTCCGATGTACTTGTTCGAAGAATCACTTGTCATTAATTATATAATCTATTATATTGTCATCTCTTTAAATTATTTTTTTATTAATTTATCAATTTTGAATCTAATATATTTGATAAGATTTCTTTTTTATTATTTTTTTGAACAAAACATAGTATATAGTTTGGTAGCAATGTCAACATATTTATAAATGTCTTATATTTATAATTTAATATTATGGTTTTTTTATCCTTTATAATTATTGTATAATACCAATATGGTGGAATATTTACTATATCACCTTTTGAAAGATTTAATTTTAAAAATTTTATTTTTCTATAATTTGATTCATATTTTTTTTCTATGTTTTTTATATTGATGTTTGATATTTGTTCCATTTTTTCATAATCATTATATGTATATAAATATTTTGAATTTATTGATGGACATATCATTATTTCTACACTACCTTCTGTAACTATAAAAAAATTTCTTATGTTATATTCACATTTTAACGGTGTATTACTATCTAATGAACCACATATTATATCATATTGCGATTCAAATGTATTCATTGGTCTAAAAATATTATCATAATTTTTTAAATATTTATACATTGTTGTTTCATTTAAAAATATTTCATTTCCAAACGATATATACTGTCCACACAAATCTTTGACAAATAATTCTGAACATTTATCAAAATTTAAATAAGTATTTTTTTTTGTATAATTATTGTACAAATCTATTTCAAATGAACTATAATTATTTATTATAAAATCCATATTTATATTTGTTAAATTTTCCACATCTGAATTCTTTATTAATAATGGTTGTTTCATTCTACAAAAATCATTTAACTCATCTTTTGATGGGTTTTCTATCTCATAAATTTCTAAATAATCACTTGTTTTTATAAAATTATTTATGTGTATATAAAAAAATAATGTTAATATTAATATTAAAAAATTAATTAATAAATACATTTATTAATTAATTATTATATATAAATATTACTAATTAAACTTAATTTTTATTTTTTTCTTTCATTATTTTTATAATACTTCCTCTTCTTAATCTATTCTGTTATTCATTTCATGCATTTCTTTTAATTCTTCTTCTTGGTTTATACTATCATTCATATCTTTCAACACTTCTTGTATTTCATTTATTACTTGTTCTTGTATTTCTAATTTATCAATATCTTGTATTATATTTTTGTCATCCATTTCATTCAAATCCATATGTTCTGTTAAATCTTTCAATTTGTTGAACAATACATTATCTTCTTCATTTAATTCATTAATACCATTCATATCATTCATATCATTCATATCATTCATATCATTCAGGTCGTTTATTTCATTCGTCAAATCTATAGTTGAATTTTTTTCATTCCATATTTTTATATCTGGACCTGTTTCTTCTGATAATCTATCATTTTCATTATAATCTGTATAATTATTTCCCATTTTACTCATCAATAAATCTTTCAATAATTCTAGTCCTGAATTTTCTTCATTGTTCATCGTATATACATCTTTTTCATTTTCATAATTTTTTTTATCTTCTATCTTATTATTTATATTTGTTAATTCTAATTTCATATCATACACATCCTTTGATGTTTCTAAACCTAATGCTTGACTTTTTATTACTAATAATTTTATATCTTTTAATTCATTTATTTCATTTTTTAATGATATATTTTCATTTATCAAAACTTCTATTTTTTCAGACAATATTGATAATTCATTTTTTGTTTGTTCTTCAATTAATTTATTATTATTTGATAATAATTCTAAATCGGTTTTTATTTTAGTTTCTATATCATTAGTAACTACCGAAACATTTTTTTCATTAATATCATTATATGATATTATTTCTTTTTTTTCTTCTAATTTTTTTAATCTATGTTCATGTGCTTGTAATATTTGCAACGGACTTACACCCTTCTTTTCTGATTTATTATTATCTTGAATATTTATAGATTCTTCTTCTGGTTGCGCACGTCTTCTTCGAGCACTCGCATTTGCCGCCGAACCACTCATTTTATTATATTTATTTATTAATACTTTGCTTTTAAATCATTATACTACCATACTTAATTTTATATTTTTATTAAATAAATAATCTTTTATTTCAAAATCCTCTATTTTATAATCATTTATATTTTCATATTTATTTTTTATTGCTATTTTTGGAAATTCATAAGCTATCTTATTCATTTGTTCTTTTAATCCATCTATATGTTCTTCATATATATGTGTATTACCCAAATTATATATAAATTCTAATGGTTCTAAATCACAGTGATAAGCTATCAAATGTGTTAAATAACTATATGAAGCTATATTAAATGGTACTCCTAGCCCTACATCACCACTTCTCTGATACAAACTACATGATAAATATTTATTTTTTGTAACATTAAATTGACATAATATATGACATGGTGGTAATGCCATTTTGTTTAATTGACACGGATTCCATGCTGTCATTATCAAACGGCGGTCATTTCTTGTTTCTGGATTCTTTAATTTATTTATTATATATTCTAATTGATCTATTCCTTCGTTTTCATAATTACTATTACAATCCTTGTATTCTCCATTAAAATGTCTCCATTGAAAACCATATATAGGTCCTAGATCTCCTTCTTTATTTTCTGTTAAACCACGAGAATCTAAATATTCACGCGATGAATTTCCATCCCATATATGCACTCCTTCTTTTGTTAATTCTTCGTTGTTTGTACAACCTCTTATAAACCATAATAATTCTTTTAAACATGTTTTATATGCCATTCTTTTTGTCGTTAATATTGGTATTGTATTATTTGATAAATTAAAATGCATTACTCCTCCAAATATCGATAATGTGTTTCCGTTTCTACCTACAAATTCATCTCCATTATTTAATATATCATTTATTAAATTTAAATATTGATTCTCATCATGATATGTATCGTTTCTTATCTTATTACCTGCACATATTTTTTTTAACATTTTAATATTATATATTCTTTTAATATTTTTAAACAATTTTCAAACAATTTTTATATTTTTTTAATATATTTTAAACAATTTTTAATTTCTATGTAAATCATATATATGGTTGATACTGATAATTTAGTAAATATTAATAAAAATATTAATATCAACGGTTTTATTAATCATGTCTTTAATTTTGACAGCGAAAACAAAGCCAATATGTATAATCTTGTACAATATATCGCTATTGGCATTATACCTATCACTATCATTTTGAAACTTATCAAAAATTATATACCCGAAGAAGATGATAGAAAAGGATCTATCGAAATTACTTTAGAAATATTTATACAATTGTTAGCTATATTTTTCTCTATATGGTTTATCGACAAATTTATTAGATTTTGGCCAACCTTTAGCAAAGTTAATTATCATAAATTCAATGAACTTAATCTTGTTTTACCCCTTCTAATTATTTTAATAACTATGCAAACTAAACTAGGCGCTAAAATAAATATATTATGTCAACGATTACTTGACTTATGGTCTGGAAATCAAACTGAATCGTATAATAATAAAAAGAATAATAACAATGTTTCTGTATCACAACCTATTATTACACCTGGTGTAAATCAACCCAGTAGAGCTGATAATTTAGACAACTCTAATCCACCCACACAAATGAATAATCAAATGTCCAGTATTGATAATTTACCTAATGTCTTAAACCAAAATAATAATAATCAACCTAATATGGTAAATGCGTTTGACCAATTTGAACCTATGGCTGCTAATGGTGCATTAGGTGGTTCGTTCGGTTCTAATTTTTAAACTTATATAAATTTATACTTTTTATATATTACAAAAGTATAAATTTTATTTATATACCTCTAAAAAATGCATTTCTTAATCGTAATAATAGTTGTTTTTCTCTAATAAAAGTAAATATTAAATAATATACTATAAATATTTTAAATGTTACATTTAAGAAATTATTTGGTTTTTTTGATTTAAATAATATGTATAATATCCACGTTACTATTACTAGTTTGATTAATATATATATATATCTGCCAAAATGTTCAGTAAATTTTTTCATAGTTTGTTTGGTTTCTGATTTTATACCAGATCTTCTTTCAAATATATACATTTTACCCCATAAATTAAATGAACTTAATATATCATTTCCTTGATACAGATCATGTATTTTATACAATAATGATTTTTTTAATATATCTTCTTTATATTTTATTAAATTTGTTTCAAAATCATTTAAATTTTCAAAATATACTGTATTTGTATCACTATCATTATTTACACCAAAGTATTGTAAAAATTTAGTTACATCAGATTCAGACTCAGGGTCAGGGTTATCAACCGAATCTGAGGTTTTGGCTTCGTTGTCAGTGGAAGTCGGGAGATGTGGGGTAAGATCCTGTCTTGATTGACGCTTGAGCGTGCGTGGGGGTGGTGGTGAGGAGGCGGTTGGAGCTGGGGCTGCGGTTGGGGCTGCGCCTGGGGATGCGGCTGGGGCTGGGGCTGGGGCTGCGGCTAGGGCTGCGGCTGCATCCAGCTCGCGCTGCTTCGCTCGTTTCTTCCTATCATGCGCCCCCTGGGCTTTCCTCCCCCTGTTTCTATTATCTTCTTCTATCGCATTTTTCAAATCTAAGAATACTGGGCTCTTATTACTCGTCTTAACACTTCTACCATCAGGGCCCATCTCTGCCGCGATGTCCCTAAATTGATCCGTGGCGTTGTTGACCGCGTTTTGTACTGGTTTAGACCCTAAAGCCTTTAAACCTAAACCAACTACATTATGCTCTACCTTATCTAGAACGCCCCCACCCAAGAACTGCGTTCCATCTGCAGCTAGTTGTGTAGGGTCGTTTGTGGGTGTGGGTGTGGGTGTGGGTGTGGGTGTGGGTGTG